CACCATACGAGATCCGCCAGGATCTATTGAATTTTGCACAGAGTCATCTGACAGGTCAGTACTATGCGGACCTAGAACGAGCCCGTGAGATCTTCGATCAGGCAGAGCGTGAGACTGTGATCTCACGACTGGGATATCCGACTAAATCTGACATCTTGCTATTGGCAGAAGATCTCAAGAGTTTCGTTGACAATAAGTAATAGATTAAAGGAACTCAATGCAGTTAAATAACATCAAGTCATCATCAGATTTTGTGAAAGAGATAACACAGCTAGTATCAGATAAAAATATCGGATTCTTTGATGCTGTCATCTATTATTGCGAGACACACAATATCGAAGTAGAAACTGCAGCTTCGATGATCAAACAAAGCACAATATTGAAATCCAAGATCCAATATGAAGCTGAAGAACTAAATCTGATGCGAAAGACAGCGCGACTGCCGATATGAAACCATTTGAAGCCTATCAACTTTATTCAGCTGTAAAGAATCATTTTACGACTGAGTCATATGATTATTTTAAATATCATGGTAAAGTAAACGCATCAGAACATACATTTGAAACTCGTAAAGACAAATATATGTTCTACAAATTATCCAAGCATGAGGATCCTCTGACTTTTTTGGTTGCTAATTTTGCTGAAGGTAAAAAAGTATGGGTGGGAGATATGTTTGGAATAGATAAAGATTATATCTATAATGATTATTTACGCAGAAAACAGTCTCTGACTTATATCTTTCAATCGGATATCGATAATCTTTTGGAAGATTTTGATTCCAATTTTAAAGTAGATGATGGTGATTATCCCCATCTACTTAAACTTCTTACTCGTAAAAAGATAACCAAAGAAACATTCATCATCATTCAGGATTGTGTTCGTTTCTTTGGCTCTTGGAACAAGAAGATTGCAGATCCAGTTCTATGGCCAGCTATAGCCATGAACTGCAAGAAATTTAGGCCTTTTATGGAATATGAAAGGTCTAAATACTGTGACATGCTAAGAAAGAAATTTTCTTGACTTGTCATAAAACATACTATACTATTAATAATACGATATACATCGTCATACATCATACAACGGAGAATATACATGACTATTAATTTTGAAGCACTCAAGCAGAATCGCAAGTCTTCTTTCGATAAGCTAACCACTGAACTTTCCAAGCTCAGCCAGAATCCCAATCAGGAAGGCAGCAACAAAGACGACGACAGGTTCTGGAAACCAGACGTGGACAAGGCCGGCAACGGTTATGCAGTTATTCGCTTTCTTCCGGCTCCTACAGGAGAAGATGTTCCTTTCGTACGTATCTGGGACCATGGGTTTCAGGGTGCCGGCGGATGGTATATCGAGAAGAGCCTGACTACTATTGGCCAGGCAGATCCAGTTTCTGAATACAACTCAAAGTTGTGGAACTCTGGTGTGGAAGCCAACAAGGCTATCGTGCGCGCACAGAAGCGTCGTCTGAGTTATTACTCGAATATATTTGTGGTCAAGGATCCCACTCGTCCTGAAAACGAAGGTAAGGTATTCCTTTACAAGTATGGCAAGAAGATCTTTGATAAGCTCAACGAAGCAATGCATCCACAGTTTGCAGATGACGTAAAGATCAATCCTTTTGATCTTTGGGATGGCGCGAACTTTAAATTGAAGATCCGTCATGTGGAAGGTTATCGTAACTATGACAAGTCAGAGTTTGATAAGCCAGGTCCATTGTTTGCGGATGATGCGGATCTTGCAAAGAACATTACCAATATACATTCTTTGCAGGAACTCGTTGATATCAAGCACTTCAAGTCGTATGCTGATCTCAAGGCAAAGTTGGAAAAGGCATTGGGCGCAGCTGCATCTGCTCCGTCAGCTGCAGCACATCATGAAGAGGAAGATGCCTTCCAGATTCCTCAGAAATCAGCACCCATGAAGGAAGCTCCAAAAGCAACTGCACCCTGGGATGAAGAAGATGATGATCTCAGCTTCTTTAAGAAACTTGCGTCTGAGTGAGGTTTACGGAAAAGCTCCGATAAACGGATACAAAAGTCTATCTATGTGAGACATAACGGGGGCGGTTTTTGGCGCCCCCGAACTCACTCTAGGAGATATAGAAGAAGGCCTGCTGTTTGTCACATTGTTCTTTGTGGTGTTATCTATTATGATAGGTGCAGCAGGAGCTGAAGATGATACAGCAAGATCGTTAACTCTTTTTAAGAACGCAGGAGCAGTTTGGTTTGTTGTGGGTATAAGATCAGTCGCTGATACTTTTTCTGCCATGACATTGCCAAAGTTAGCACTAGCAGCACCAGCTGATACTGTCTCTGCCATGACATTGTCAAAGTTAGCACTAGCAGAACCCGTAAATGTGGGCTGTTCTTGATCATCCGTAGTAAAATTAGGAACAAAAGGAGTCTGTGGAGTGACCGTCGGCATCCAGCCAACCGCCCTAATACCATGTCTATCTGCAATAATATCCCCACCAGGTGCTATACTTCTTTCAGCCTGCATTACCATTTTAGTGGCCATGCTAATTCTTCCATTTTTAATATCTTCTTTAGCCATTTTATACAAATTATCATCCATTACACCAGCGGTGTGCATAGTATCTAATCTATTTGTTAAATCATCAGTAATCATAGAATCTACTGGTTCTGCAGTTGCTTCTGCCATAGTATTACCAAAATTACCGCTAGCAGAACCTGCAAACATAGGTTGAGGTAAATTTTTTCCTGTAATAGGATCATATTTTCCTTTATATTTTTTATCCCATTCTGCAGCTGCTGATATCTCTGTGGTCTGAACTTTACCTTTGTTGCCAGTATTTACTTTTATTTTTTCATTTTCACCAGGCCTAGCTTCTACAGGTTCAAGTGGTTCAGGAGTTAACTTGGTTATCTTGGGTGTACCGTCAGGATTGTGAGTAGCACCATACTGTTGTTCCCATGCAACACCAGCTCTGCCTGTTGGTTTAGGTTTTACGGGTTTGAGCATCTCAGCTTGTTTTTTAACAGTGTCTTCTTTGCTGGAAAATATATCAGTAATAGATGCAAACATTTTTTTAATGGATTGTATCAAACCATCGATGATATCGCTGAACACTTGTTCGAATGAGAATGAATTTAATATTTTTTCAGCTTTCGTCCACCCAAAAGCACCCAGGACCCATGCAAGAGCTTTTTTAAGCAGGTCAAGCGGTCCGAATATCAAACTGTTAAAGAAACCTTTGACAGCACCGCTTATGGCACCTATGATCCCTTCTTTTTCGTAACCTTCTATCATCCCCTTGACTGTATCCCATACAGTCATGACAATGAATAATGGCAATGCTAATTTGCTGACTATACTAGACACAAATTTAAATACGCCAGCAAAGCTTTTTAAAAATCCCATCATCTTTCCTGCAGTTCCTGCTACCCCAGTAAATATTCCGCTAAATGATTTGAATACATTTACTATATAATTAGCCGGACCCGAAATTAAACTTTTAAGCACATTAAACGCTTCGATAAAGGGTGCTGATAATTTAATTATTGCGCCTCCGATTGATGATATTATCTTTCCGAGTTTAGATTCTGAACCTACGCTCTTAAAAAGATTGGTTATTTTTGAAAATACTTCTTCAAATGCAGCTCCTATCTTTTCAAATCTTCCGCTGAAAACACTCTTTAATTTCATGAATATATCATCAAAGAATGTGCCAATAGCAGTGAATTTACCTTTGATAGATTTAAGTATATCATCAAAAAATGTTCCGATAGCAGCAAATTTACCTTTGATGGATTTGATGAGCGATTCAGGTAATATTGCCTCAGCAAAATATTTTACTGTTTTTAACCAACCTTGAATGATCCCATAGACGGTTCCTAGCGCAGCTGCAATTATCGTACCCCATTTACCTAAAGATGATTGTTCTTCTGAATCTTCTCCCTCGTCTCTAACACCTTTACCTGCTTCTCCCGCTTTTCTGTTAGCTTCCCTTGCGGATTCGATGCGGTCTTTTGCAGCTGCAGTCAGTGAATATAATAGATCTTGAAGCAGTTCATTATTATCTTTTAGAACATTCAATATGCTTAGTAAGATACCCACAGATTCTTTTTCTGGATTTTTTCCTCCGCCGGGACTCGATGATCCTCTCCGGCCTCCCATCGTGACTAATCCGCCGACACCGGCAGCATCAAGGGTAGCAGCCGCAACACCACGGAGGTCCGGGACATTACCTACAGAAGCAGCAATAGTACCGCGGCTTATAACATCTGCTATATTACCCATAGTTCCGCGGGTTGGTCCTCTACCAGAGGATACCCTCTGTGTTACTCTGCTTAACCTGCCTTCTTCTTTCTCTTTAGTAGAACGATCTCCAGAAGTTTCTTTCTTTTTTTCGATCTTATCAAGGATCTCAGTCTGTTTCTTTGTTTCTTCTAATTGAGCCAAAGCAATTTTAGCCTGCTCAACTGCGGCAGTCTGAGTACCTTCTTTGATAATCCTTCGAAGTATGTCTTCTGGTGTATCGTTTTTAGCCATTTTTTCTTTGTTCT